CACAAGTAAATTTAAATGTAACAGAGTTAAAAGGATTTGTAAATCACATAATTACAAACAACAGATTTCTACAGAAGGGTAATAAAAACCCTGTATCAGTAGAAGTTGTAGGTGAATCAGGCATTGGTAAGACTTCTACTATAGTAGAGATTGCTCAGGAAAATAACCTAAAATTTGTAAAGTTAAACCTAGCTCAGATAGAAGAGTTAGGTGACTTAGTTGGTTTCCCTGTACGTCAATTTCAGATGTACAAAGAGAAAATAGTACCAGCAAAGAAATTAGATGATATCAGTTATACTGCCGCTCAAAGAGCTGCTGCATCTGCTGATTTAGCTAAAATGGGTCCTGTAACACAGAAAGTTGGTCAATGGGTTGATGAACTTGCAGTACAAGAATATCTTAAGCAAGGATTTAAGATGACCGGTAAGAATAGAATGTCTTATTGTGCACCTGAATGGATTGCTGACGCTAAAGAAGGTGGTATCTTATTATTAGATGACTGGAACAGAGCTGACACAAGATTTATTCAAGCTGTGATGGAGTTGATTGACAGACAAACTTATATTTCATGGACTCTACCAAAAGACTGGCACATAATTTTGACAGCAAATCCGGATAACGGGGATTATATGGTTAACAGTGTAGATAGTGCACAGAAGACTAGATATGTAACCGCAAACCTTAAGTTTGATGTTAATGTATGGGCAGAGTGGGCTGAAGGTGCAGGAATTGATACAAGATGTATTAACTTCCTGTTACTTCATCCAGAACTTGTAACACAAGAAACAAATGCAAGATCTATTACAACTTTCTTTAACTCTATATCAAGTTTTGATAATTTTGAGGATAATTTATCTTTAATTCAAATGATTGGAGAAGGTAGTGTTGGTGATGCTTTTGCTTCTATGTTTACAACCTTTATTAATAATAAGCTTGATAAGCTAGTAACACCAAAAGATTTGTTGACTCATGATAATGAGGCATACATCTTAGGTGAGCTTAGAGGTTGTATTGGTAAAGATGATACATACCGTGCAGATATTGCATCTACTCTAGCTACAAGGCTAGGTAACTTCTCAGTTGTTCATTCTAAGGAGAATATAATAACTCAGAAGATAACTGATAGATTAATATCTTTATGTACTAAAGATTACTTTACTAATGATCTTAAGTATTTAATTGTACGTACTATCTTTAATGGTAATAAAAAGAAGTTTAACAAATTGATGATGGTTCCAGAGATCATCCAAATGACAATGAAATAAAATGGCAACAAAATCAGTATATCAAGATTTTGATACTGATGCTTTAACTTACTTTGGACTAGAAAAGGACACTATTTATGGTGTCCTTTCTACTTCAGGGGAAATTGATAAAGTATTATGTACTCAAGATCAAACAACGTATGAAAAAATAAATACTATACTAACGGTACCCACAGAGGATGACCAAACTTTTAGAACCAAAAAGAAAGCTTTTATATTACCTAAGTGTAATGTGTCTCAAGATAGATTAAAAGTTGCTCTTAAAGAGCATGGTATAACTGTAACAAATGACTATGAACTTGCAGATTTAATTATAGGACATGAGGATATATCAACTCACCGTTTAGAAAACGCTGAGAATATTCCTTCTACTGTAATGATGAACAAGATATGGAATTATGAAACTACAAAGGGTAGATCTTCTGCAACGCATCCTAAAGAGATAGCAATATACAATTCAGGCCTTGAAGTTTTATTAACTCCTAAGCTTACAGAAAGTGTAAGGTATTATGATTTAGATATTGAAACTAGTCTTTATGATGAGTGGATGTTAACTGGTATGGCTGTTAATTTAGCTTATATAATTGATACCACAAATGTAAGTGTTATTGATCCTGAGACAGTACTTCATGCTTCTGCATCCAAGATGATTCTTGATGAACAACTTCTTAGTGATCTTAAAGTACAGCTTGCTACATACGCTGAGGACAAAGCTTTAGCTCTTAAAATTGTACCTACAATAGACTATACAAAGAATTATCATCTATTATGGCAATTTGCTCAAGACTGTAGTAATATTACATATGCAGATAGTAGAGATAAAGATCTTAAGTATTGGCTTAGCACGTCTGGTTTTTTAAAATTTGGAAGAAAGAGTGCACAGGATATGATCCTATGGTTAGAAAAAAAAGAATTACTTGATACAATAGGATTTAGATATTTAGAACCAATAGTAAGAAAAGAGATAAGCATTCACAACAGAGATCTTTATACATTTAAAGTAGCTGTTAAAAAAGAATATCAAAAATATTTAAAGAAATGAAAAAAAGAGTAAGTATAGAAATTAATTGTCAAGCTGCTAATATAGATAACAATGGTAGACTAACAGGAAATGCATTTAAATGGAAATTTCTTGATGGTATGCATATGTATTGCAGTAATTCATGGGAAGTTAGAGCAGAAGATATGCAAAAGCTTGGTATACCAGGCCTTGTAGATACTGTTGACTTGCAAGATAAAAAAATCTATAGGTATCCAAGATTGGATTTACCTAGACAGAAATTAGATCTTTTAAAAGAGAAGTTTAACTGTACAGTTATTAGAGATATAAATAAAGCTGACATAGGTATTGTATCTATGAAGTTCTTTGATAAACTAGTTAATAGAGAATGGGTAAATTCTATTTCATATGTAGGGCTCTATGGTATTTTATCAGAACTTAAAAATTCAGATTTATTATCTGACTCTGCACTAACTGAACTAAGGGATTTTATGTCTCAAACAGATACTACATATAGAGTTACTTTTAAGTATAATAAAGATTGGTCAGAATCTGATCCTACTGCATTAAAAATATATGAGTTTGTAGAACAAATATCAGATCCATTTAAGAAAGAAGCTAGAGGTCATGATTGGATATTACCAAAAGAGAACTATGATGCATATGACACCATAATAAATTCTGGTGTTGATCTTATTGCAGACACTGATATATGTGCTATAATAGATGAAGACCTTGCTGTTTTAGAAAATGAAAAGTTTGATGAGGTAGAAAAGATGGTTACTAGTAGTGACATAGATAATAGATCATTAGCTTTAGAGATGTTGGCTAACTCCAATATTGAAAAATCTTTTGATGTGGTATCTGGTATTTATTTCTGGCACTATGATTGGCTTAAGGCTACTACAAACTGGAACACAGTTAACGTTAAAGCTTTTAGAAAAAGAATGAAATCTTATGAGGGAAACCATAACACTCAAGCTATTTACTCTTTCAATAAGTATCTAAATCTTTTGGCTACTGACAGAAAATTAAGTAAATTTGCTGTGGATAGTACCAAAGAAAAGCTTCATAAAACATTTTTAGGTAATCTAGTTGGCCCAAGTGCAGATGTATTTAGGGTAGACTTAGATTCACTATATATCAATGAAGAGTTAACTAATAAAATTATTTCAGATGAATAGAAACATGGAAAGGGAAGAGGAGTTTTATGCAAATAAGGATTTTGCATTTAGCTACTCTTCTCTTAACAAATTATTATTTTCCCCATCCTTATTTTATAAGGACTATATTTTACAAGATCGTGAGATCAGAACTGACAAGCATTTAGTAGAAGGTAAACTTGTGCATTGTTTAGTGTTTGAACCTGAGAACTTAAATAAAAAGTTTAACGTAGTACCCGGTAAAGCACCATCAGACAGTGTTAGAAATATACTAAAAAACATGTCACTATATACAGATGCTGTAAAGCTTGCTGATGTGGATGACAAAGTAATACTTGACTCTTTAATAGAGTTTAATTTATATCAATCTTTAAAAGCAGATGAGGCTAGAATAGCTAAAGTTAAAACATTAGATAATGAGCCTTATTGGGAATTTTTATCTAACACTTCTATAGATGTTATTGACCAAGATACTTTATTAGATTGTACTACCAAGGCTGAAGTTATAAAAGCTAATGCAGAAGTTATGGCTCTATTTAAAAATCAATCAACTGATTTTGATTTAGATCCAATATCTACGCATGCAGAACAATATCTTAAATCTAAGTTAGAAACATTTGCTTTTGGTTTACATGGCTATGTTGATTATTATACAGTTGACACTGAGACAAAGACAGTCACAATATGTGACCTTAAAACATCCGGTAAGACTGTAGATAATTTTTCTGAAAGTGTTGACTTTTATAACTATTGGTTACAGGCAGCTATATACTCTAAAATGGTATATGATTCTCTTGGACAAGATAGAGATGATTACACAATAACATTTAAGTTTATAGTCATTGATAAGTATAATCAAGTATATGTTTATGAAGTATCACAAGAGTCAATGGTCAAATGGGCTGAGGGTTTAGGTGGTGTTTTAAAGATTGCAGATTATCATTACAGTGAGAAAAACTATTCATTACCTTATGATTTGTTAATAGAAAAGGTTAAATTATAGTATGGGTGTATATTTAGAATATTTTCAAAAAAGCAAAGTATTTCTTTATCCTTTACTAGAAATAAAGAAAGGCATTACCCGTGTACCAATACAAACGTATGTTGCATGGGATAATGTCTATTCTACAAATGACCTTAAGTTTTTATGTGTTTACACAACAAAAAAGAACCCAAAGTTCAATAGTTTTGTAAACAACAACTTAATGAAACATTCATTGCTTGAAGAAGTGATAGAGTTAAAAGAAAACGAGCACTTGTTTATTTATGATTTTACAAAGTTTAAATCTGACTATAAGAAATTCCTTGAAGGTAAATATTCTCAGTACAGTTTAAATAGTAAAATTAGTATAATAGATTTCTTTGGAACACAAGATAAGATTGGATCATACGTTAAAGGATTTCTTACACCAGAAGGTGTGCATGAAGAATATGCTGAATTCCTAGGTGTAGATATAAAATCTGTAGAAGATATATATGAAGTATGTACTCCTCCTGATCTTACCAAAGAAATGTTAATTGATAATAATCATGTTATTAATCAATTATTAAAAAATAGTTCCATATCTTTGACAAATAAATAATAAATTATGGCAAACCAAATTGGTCAAAACATGATGTTAGTAAATTCTACTTTTAGAAATACTAAATCATTTACTTTAATTCCAGTGAGCTTAGACTCACCTTACACAGAAGCCATGTTTGACCCAGCGTCAGGCATATTAGCAGTCATCAGTAAAGTGATGAAACAATCATATCACATGGTACCAAAATTAGATGATACAGGTCAACCTGAAAGATTAAAAACACCAAATCCACAGACAGGTAAGACATATAAAGAAGAAAGAAGATTAGTAGATACATTTTCTGAGTTTTATCTTAGTGATAGAGCTGACATAGAAACATTCATTCATATGTTTGCAATTAATGCTGATAACTTTTCAGTTGAAGAATTCTTTGTAGACTTACAGAAGACAGAACCTTCTAAAATAATTATTCCGGGCTAATAGGCTTCCCATACTATCCACCTATTAGACTGGTACAAAGAAACCTCATTGATTTGGGGTTTTTTTGGCACTAATATTTAAAAGTACAAACATGAAACATTGGGTAATGGACTATGAGACTTTATCTAATTGTTTTACCGGGGTATTTGAACACTATAAGACTACTGAAAGGAAAATCTTTGTTGTTCATGACCTGCGTAATGATTTAGATAGTTTCATAAGTTTCCTTGAAGAAAATATTAATAACAAAGAGTGGCATATATCCTACAATGGATTAGCTTTTGATGGCCAAGTCACTCATTATATAATAGACAATCACTTTTTGTGGTCTGATTTAAGCGGTTGTGAAATTGCTCAAATCATTTATAAGTATGCCCAACGTTGTATTCAGAAATCTAACGCAAAAGAATTCAGTGATTATCCTCAATGGAAGATGCAAATAGGTCAGATAGACGTATTTAAATTACATCATTGGGATAATCCAGCTAAACGTTCAAGTCTCAAATGGATCCAGTATAGTATGGATTGGGAAAACATTCTAGATATGCCTATTCATCATGAGACAGAAATAAAAACTCAAGAAGAAATAGATATTATCCTTGAATATTGTATTAATGATGTTAGATCTACAAAAGAAATATATAATAGATCTAAGTCTCAAGTTGGTTTAAGAAAAGAACTAACTGGAACTTATGACATTAACATGTTTAGTGCATCAGAACCAAGAATCAGTAAAGAAATATTTGGTTATTACTTATCTAGAAGCTTAAATATACCAATGAGAAATCTCAAAGAAATGAGAACTCATAGAGGTACTATAAAAGTTAAAGATATAATATTACCATATATCTCATTTACATCTCCTGAGTTTAAACTACTACATGAAAGGTTTAAATCACTTGAGATAGATGCATCTAAGTTAAAGGGTAGTTTTAAGTACAACATCTTGTACAAAAATGTTAAGACTCATTTTGGATTAGGTGGTGCACACGGTGCAGCGGCTAAAGGTGTTTATGAAAGCTCAGATGATATGATTATTATGTCATCAGATGTTACTAGTTTTTACCCTAATCTTGCTATTAAAAATCAATGGTCTCCGGGTCATTTCCCAAAAGAAGCATTTTGTGACCAGTATGAGTGGTTCTTTGAGGAGCGTAAGAAGATACCTAAGAGCAATCCAATGAATTATGTATATAAGATTATACTTAATTCTACTTTTGGTCTTAGCAATGATATAAACAGCTTCTTTTATGATCCTGAGTTATGTATGAGAATTACAATTAATGGTCAGTTGACACTGATGATGTTGTATGAACAAATAATGGAACGTATACCTGGTGCAATTGCTTTATTGCAAAACACAGATGGTGTAGAAACTATTATACCTAGAGAGCACTATGATTTATATATGGAAATATGTGAAGAATGGGAACGCACTACAAGTTTAAACTTAGAACATGATGAATACCAAAAATTGGTACTTTCAGATGTTAATAATTACATTGGTGTAAACAACTTTGTAAACGTTGACATTACTAAGTGGAGAGAGATTAAACAAAGTCAGCCTCATTACCTATTTAAGGTTAAGAATGATAAGTTTAGCTTTGCTCCTGTTAAGCTTAAAGGTAGATTTGATTTTCATAACCTGCAGTTACATAAGAATAAGTCTAAGCTAGTGATCCCAAAGGCCATATATCAATACTTTGTTAATGATGTGCTACCAGAAGACTACTTAGAAGAGAATAAAAATATTCTTGATTATTGTATAGGTGGTAAATCCAAAGGTGATTGGCAACAAGTAGCCCGTAGTATAAAAAATGGTTCCTTTAATGAAGAGTCTTTGCAGAAAATTAATAGATATTTTATATCTAAAGATGGTGTAAAGATTATTAAAGTCAACAAAAATGACGGGCGTGAGATTCAATTAGAAGCAGGTAGATGGGTACAAACAGTCTTTAATAAGATGAAAATGGCTCCTAAATGGTCTGACTATAATATAGATAAGCTATATTACATGCAAGCTATTGAAGCTGAGATTAATAGTATATTAAAAGTAAATACAAATCAACTAAAATTATTTTAAATGTCAAAAGAAATCAAATTTAATATAGAAGCTAGGAATGGCTTAAAAAATGGTGTGGATGCCTTAGCTAATGCAGTTAAGGTAACCCTAGGCCCTAAAGGAAGAAACGTAGTTATTTCTAAATCCTATGGTAGACCACAAGTAACTAAAGATGGTGTTACTGTAGCTAAAGAAGTAGAATTAGAGGACCCATTAGAAAATATGGGTGCTCAGATGGTTAAAGAAGTAGCAAGTAGAACCAATGACCTGGCTGGTGATGGAACTACAACAGCTACAGTTTTAGCTCAGGCAATTGTTTCAGAAGGATTAAAGAATGTTGCTGCAGGCGCTAACCCTATGGATTTAAAACGTGGAATAGATAAAGCAGTAAGTACTATTGTGGATCATTTAGCAGATAATGCCATACCAGTGGATAAGTCTTCTGATATGATCAGACAAGTTGCTAGTATTTCTGCTAATAATGATCATGTTATAGGTAATCTTATTGCTTCAGCTTTTGAAAAGGTGGGTAAAGAAGGTGTCATTACTGTAGAAGAAGCAAAAGGAATGGAAACCTATGTAGATGTTGTAGAAGGAATGCAATTTGACAGAGGATACTTATCTCCATATTTTGTTACTAACCAAGAGAAGATGTCTGTAGATTTAGAAAATCCTTATATTCTTATAGTTAACAAGAAGATTTCTGTTATGAATGACTTGTTACCTGTTTTAGAGTTAGTAGCTCGGTCAGGTAAATCTTTACTAATTATTGCAGAAGATGTTGACGGTGAAGCATTAGCAACTCTTGTTGTAAATAAACTAAGAGGTGGTCTTAAAATAGCTGCAGTCAAAGCTCCAGGTTTTGGTGAGAGAAGAAAAGGTATGTTAGAAGATATAGCAGTTTTAACAGGAGGTACAGTAATCTCTGAAGAAAGTGGTGTTGCACTAGAAAATGCAACATTAGATTTGTTAGGTAAAGCTGAAACAATTACTGTAGATAAAGATAACACTACAATAGTAAATGGATTAGGAGACTCTGATTATATTGAAGAAAGAGTTTTAAATATTAAGTTTCAAATTGATACTTGTGAAAGTGAATATGACAAAGAGTTATTACAACAACGTTTAGCTAAATTAGCCGGTGGTGTTGCAGTTCTTTATGTTGGAGCAGCATCTGAAGTAGAAATGAGAGAAAAGAAAGATAGAGTTTATGATGCACTTGCTGCAACTAAAGCTGCTGTTGAAGAGGGTGTTGTTATTGGAGGTGGTATAGAATTGCTTAAAGCTAGTAAAATACTTATTTATGAAACTAATTTTAATGATGAAAGCACAGGTGTAGATATTGTAGCTAGAGCTCTTAGATCACCATTCAGAACTATATGTGAAAACGCAGGTGTAAGTGCTGATGTAAAAATGGAAAGTGTATTATCAAGAAGTGATGGTTTTGGTTATAATGCTAAAACTGATGAATATGTAGATATGCTAAAAGCAGGTATTATTGATCCTAAAAAAGTAACAAGGATTGCATTAGAAAATGCTGCTTCTGTTGCTGGTATGATACTTACTACAGAATGTGCATTAATTCAATCAGGGGAAGATCAAATGGGAGCAATGCCTCCAAGTGGTGGTATGCCAGGTATGCCGTTTTAATAAACTAAAAACTAAATTATGGATTATTTTGAATTAGAATGTGCAGTTGAACACTGGGCAGAAGAAAAAGGTATTCTTGCTAAAGCTACACCAATGGCCCAGGCACTGAAAACATTAGAAGAAACAACTGAACTATGCACGGCTATCAATAGTGATGACCGTGAAGAGATCATTGATGCTATGGGTGATATTATGGTTACCCTGATTATTCAAGCTAAAATGCAGGGCTTAAGTCTTGAAAAATGCCTTGAAAGTGCTTATAATGTTATCTCTAAACGTACAGGTAGAATGATTAATGGACAATTTGTAAAAGATTAGTTTGCTGTGTCAGATTAATTTATTATATTTACACCTTAAAAGTTTAATATTATGGGACATAAAAAACCAATAGACACCACAAGGTCTTATTTAGAGAATGCACCCTTACCTAATCATGGTAAGACATATACAGTTGTCACACACAAAGAGGTGATAGACAATACGTTAACCCTGCTCAGAAGGAGCGGGTTCACAGTTCAAAGAGAGATATACAGAGCAAATACTAATGCTACAATTGCACAAGGTATTTATCATATCTATCCTAGTAGAAGTGTTGATGATGAAATCATTAATGAAACTGAATTAGGGATGATGTTTGCTTGGACAAATTCATATAATAAACTTGTTAAATTCCAGTGTGCTATTGGAGCTTACGTTAAGATTTGTTATAACGGTATGGTTGCCGGGGATATGATGAATTTTAAAAGAAAGCATACCGGGACGGCAAATTTAGATTGTTCTATGAACATTGCTGATCAAGTTAAGAATGCTGAAAAGTATTATAAACGTATTATCCAAGATAGAGATGCAATGAAAATGATCACTCTTACTGATAGAGAACAAGCTGAATTAGTAGGTAGAATGTTTGTACAAGAAGAATTGATTGATTCTCAACAAACATCTATTATTAAAGCTGAGCTAGCTAAACCATCATTTCATTATGGGACAGAATCAAATACCTGTTGGACTTTTTACAATCATGTTACACATGCATTAAAGAAAGCACATCCACGGTACTGGTTACAAGATAGCCAGAACTTTCATGACTTTATTGTTGCAGAGTGTTTGAATAACTCTCAACCTGCCCTAATGAAAGAGACTATATTATCTGACAAAGTTGTAGTTATTTCTGAACCAGTAAGTGAAGTTGTTGAAGTTGATGAAGATATAACTGACACACAATTAATAGAAAATGTATTTTTAGATCAGTGAAATTAATAGTTGCACTTTTATTAGCTATACTCTTTTTATACATTAGCAGTCAAAACAAAATGAATAAATAGGAGAAAACCAACCGGGGTCTGAGTTACGCATTCTTGGGCCCTGGCTCCTTATTTACTACTCCTAAAAAAGAAAAACACATGAGCATAAAAGAACGGACATCTATGGACAAAGCTGAAAAAAGAAAAAACACCCCAGTATTTACTGGTGTATTAAGATACTTCCCGGATGCTATTATGGAGATAGCTCGTGTATCACTACAGGGAAACAAACAACACCATCCTGATAAACCTTTGCATTGGGACCGCACTAAATCTAATGATGACCTTGATGCATTAGCTAGACATCTTATTGATGCAGGTACTATTGATGATGACGGAATACGTCATACAGCAAAGGTAGCTTGGAGGGCATTAGCTTGTTTACAAAAAGAAATAGAGGACAATAAAAAAGCCCAGTATTAACCGGGCTTTTTTTATTTGATATTTATTATTTAATTTATTTTCTACCATATAATCTAATTTCAATATTACCTCTATCTACACCTTTAGTGCTTCCTGTAGCATCTTCTTCTAAGAAATTTAGAACTACTTTTCTACCGTCTACATCTTTAAAGAATATATTTGCTGGTTTAACACCTTCTACAGGTGTGCTTTGACCATTGGCCATTACCCATATGTCTTTACTTTCTGAAGAAGTACAAGGAGTAAGTGGATCTCCCGGTTCTGAAGGTGTTATTGTATATAACCCAGCTACTGAACCTGATAACTCCCAGTTCCATTGACAACCTGTATCATTACTAAGAATAGTAATTGATATTGCAGCACCCTTTGGATGTGACCATACAGCTACATATGATGTATAACCAAGAGCACTACTAGTACCATTAGCAACTGTAGTAATTCTACCTTGTTGGTCAACTGTTATGTTTGCATTAGTATATGCACCTGGCGTTACTGCTGTATCATCTAAATCAATAGTTAATGTATCTGTTGCAGATGCTGTTGATGTTAAGCCAACACCTCCTGCTATTAGTACAGTATTATTTGTTTGTATTGTTTGTGAACTTCCTAAATCTCCAACTAAGTTCCAGCTTGTATATTCTGTTGGTATTGATGGGAATGTAATTAAATTACCCTGGCCGTTTATATACTCAGATGCAGATCCTGCCCATGTAAAGTCTAAAGTACTGTCTCCTGTATTACTGCTATCATTTGTTACTGCAACATCTAATGCATCACCTGCTGTTGTTGATGCTAATGATAGTACACTTGCAAAAGTTATAACACTAGGGTTACCTGATACCATGCTAACACCGGGACCAACAAACTCAAATGTTCCTGATTCAGTACTGCTTCCTACCTTAATACTATTTACCATAGTAGGGAATGTTGTTAATTCACCTTCTCCATTTATATACTGTCCAGCTACCCCTTTAAAATCTATAGTTAATTTAGGTGTTGTTGTTGGATCAGCTACAGTAAAGTCAATTGAATTTGCTATAACAGGAGTTACTTGGGTTGAAACAGTAGTTACTGTTCCTCCTGAAGGAATATCTGCCCAATTACCATCTTGTCTTAAAAACTGACCTACTGTTCCTCCTGTACGGTTTAGTTCTATTACACCATTTGATGTAATAGGAGAACTACCAACTTGGAATGCTGCAACATCTGTACTTAAACCTACACTAGTCACAGTTCCCGGATTTCCTCCTGGAATTGCTGACCATACATTATCTTTACTTAAGAATTTACCTGAAGTATCTGTACCATCAACCGCTGATAATTCTGCTGTTACAACAACATCACCATCTACAGCACCTGTTGGTGTCATATTAATGTATGTACCGTTTTGTGTATCTACTGTCTCAACTATATTTGCTGGTACACTTGGAATAGAAGGGAAAGCTTGCAAAGCACCTGTCCCATCTATATAATCTGTTGTTGCTCCTGCACCTGTAAGAGTTAATGTTCCATTACTTGTTACAGGACTATTAGTTACAGTGAATGCTGAGGGAGCTGCTAAACCAACACTGGTTACAGTTCCTCCACCTCCTGATGCAATACCATAAACAGTACCACCTATACTTATTGAAGTTAAATCTAATGTAGGGCTACCTGGATTACCAACTACTACAGAACCTGCTTTCCATGGTACATTAACCACAAGTTGTTGTTTTTCATTAAATTGAACACCGTATGTTCTTAGTGCAGTAGCACTTACAAGTTCAGCAGGTTCTGTTTGGATTAAATCATCCCATAGTTTACCTGTTCCGGTAACTGTAGATGTCATTACTGGTGAAGATGATCCTCCAGATGCAGTAATTGTTACACCATTTGATCCATCATCAGTAAGTGTAATATTAGTACCTGCTTTTAATAGGACTTTGTCTAATGTTCCATCTGATCCTACTAATCCTATTGCAAAATCATCTATACCAGATGCTTGACCTGTTAATTTGTAAGTAGTTTGTGTAGGCAAAGTTTGTAAAGCACCTGTACCATCTATGTACTCTGCTGCTGTACCTGCTCCTGATAATGTTATTACCCCAGAACTTGTTATTGGTGAGCCAGCAACAGTAAATGCAGAAGGAGCTGCAAAGCCAACACTTGTTACAGTTCCGGTTCCAGATGATGACCAATTTGCAGTAGTTCCATCTGATGTTAAGACTTGTCCTGCGGCTCCAATAGCTAACTCTTCTCTAACATCTGTAGAACTACCTCTCCAAATACTTCCATATGTAAGAGTTACAACAGGATCATCGTCAGACCAAACAACTCTACCATCTGCAAGAGATCTTAGAATTCTATTTGCTGTTCCAGCCGCAGTACCTGTTGAATCATGTATGACATTAAATAAAGACGTTGATCTAACTGCATCTCCTAATGTACCTAATTCTACACTTCCAGATAATTTAGAATCTTTAGTTACTGTTAAATTTCCGTTTACTGTTATTAAAGAATTTGAAGCATTCTGAGTTATGATACTATCTTTTAATGCTTTTAGTTCACATACTCCATCTGTCTCAGTATAAACAGGAACAAATCCTATTTCTCCTGATCCATCTATAGTTCTAGTTAACCCTTTAGTTATTTCACATACTAAATCTTGACCCTTTATAACAAAAGGTTCCATTCTTGGTGCATAAGAAGTTCCAGTATTTAATGTACTGTTTCTCTTTTTACCAAACTCAAACCAATCTGTCTGTAGATTAAGGGTTTTCTTGTCTTTGTTTCTTTGCAGTAGGTTTAAAACCTCTTGTATAAATACGCTCATTTTGTTTTTTTTATATGTACAATGCAGATAGTTTAACGTCTACTTGTACTGTACATGTTATTGTTATATTTCCATCAGCATCATTAAATGCATCAACTTCAAAAGGTCCTAAAAAACCTTCTTGCCCGGCTGTCAAAGTTATTACAGCGTTTTCCTTAACTAATGTTCCTAATGAAGGATCTATTACTGTTGTTACCACTGGTATTACAGTAGCAGTTACTGATACAGCACTATCATTTTCTAAATGAAAGAATTCTATTCCTGTATTAGCTAATTTATCACCGGCTGCTGCAGGTGTTGTTGTTGTGGGCTTTAAACCCTCCTGTAATATTCTTTGTGCAATTAATGTTGCCATAATTAATTATTTACAATATCCACTTTTAAAAGCTTCTGATTGAACAGGTTCTGCTGCTCTAGTAGACTTTTGTGGTGGATTTAAGTTTGTTTTTTTAGCCATTCTAATTCTTGCTTCTACAGCCTTTTTATTCTTAGCATTTTGTATTGCTTGAGGAATAGCCGTAGGATTATAAACACCATTAGTTGTAGCTCTTTTATAGTTAGCTCCCTGCATAGGGAATGATATATTTTTTGCCATGATTACTTCTTTTTAGATTTTGTTCCACCATACATTTTATAGTCTATCACTGACCCGCCAGACATAAAACCTTTTAGTCCTCCGCTTTTAGCCATTGATTCCATTCCTGCTTTACCTGGAGTTATATCTCCATCACCAGCACCTTTTGTGAATCCACCGCCATAGTTGTAGTTTTTACTTTTCATGATTTTTAATTTTTATTATTTTTTAATTTTTCTATAGACCTTCCACCAAAGTAAGAACCTATCACTGTTATTAAGACTAATTGTAATAAATCCGTCCACTTGTCTTCTACTACAAACTCTATAACTCCAGCATCTATAAATACTAATAGTACTGTTGATACAACTAAGAATATAAGGACCAAAGGTCTTACATTTTTGCTGAGCCATGAATCTGAATTCATGTCTGAGGCCCATCTAGAAGTTATTTCTGTTTCCATTTCAACTTCATGCTTAGCTATTAATTCTTTAATTTTAAAAGCAGCTGCTAGCTTCTCCTCTTTTGATGTAATAAGTTCATCTAAGACACCACCTACTCCTTCAACTAATTTAGTTGCACCGCTTGAAAATAATTTTGTTATAAAGTTTGGCATATGATTTTATGATTTATGGATAAATTCTTATTTCTAAAACAGATTGTAAAAGTTGACTATTAAGTCCGGCACCGGAAGTATCAGTACATACTACATTAAAACCAGATGCAAAACTAGCAGTAACATTGACTATTGCTATCCCGCTTGATGTTTTTGTAGTTTGAGAACAAGTTACTGTTGCTTTATTTATATCTGCTAGTGGTGTAGCATATGTAGCTCGATACATTCCTGCTGTAGAATATGCCCAGTTAATTGTTATACCTGCAGAATTATCTAAAACAGGTCCTGTAGGTACATTTGTACCCACTTGACTTAATATTTGTACGTATGATGTATATGGTAAACCTGATGGACTTCCACTATTGGCTGCAGTTAATCTTCCTTGTGCATCTACAGTAATATTTGCATTAGTGTAAGATCCTGGATTGACAGTTGTATCATCTAAGGCTATAGTTATATCAGAACCAAAGCCATTGTTAAATTGCGTTGTTGTTATAGCTGTACCACCTTTTATATATATCGTATTACCCTCTATAATGTTTACAGGATTAGTTCCAGCATCAGCTGATGTATTAAAATTAGTGCTTCCACCGCTAGCAGCAGAAATAGTTATTTCATCAGCTGCTTCAGTAAATGATATATTATTTCCTGGTTTTAATGATTTAAAGTTAAGTGTCTCACCTACTTTGTTCTTCCATAAACCAGCACCTGTTCCTACATTTGCTGCAGTATTTGGTTCACCTTCTGTTGTGATTTCTACATAGTCATCATCTGAAGATAAATTTAAAGTTAAATTAGAACTTAATGATTTAAGTGTACGGAAATATACTGTGCATTCACCTGTATCAGGATCATTAACAGTTTTTTGGTAGACTGTAGCTGTATCTCCTTTAGGTACAAGTGGTGTATTTTCATTCGTACATCCCTTACCTTCTATCTTAAAGTCACTAATCTTAATAAGCTTAACTGCTTTATAAGGAATAGGAGATGCTATACCAGTCATATCTGGAGTTTCATTCCATTTACCTAGCACTAAGACATCATCTTTTTCAGCAACTTTAGAAAACTTGCCTTGTCTAATTAAACTTAATATGTCAGTTAAAATATTCATATCTTATTTGCCGTCATAGGTCCATCCACCCATTTTATATTTTTGCTTTTTATCTTTGCCGGATCTGTCCTGTACAATTCTTTCTGCATCACCTCCCTTACGCATTTTTTCTGTGTAAGAGCCTTGCATCATATCTTCTAGTTCACCACCAGTTCTCATAAGCATTTTACTTTTTTGCCTTGATAACTTCTGCTTTGGTAAACATGGTCTATTTTTTGCCATTTTAATTAAATTTAAATATCCAATGTAAACGTTACAAAGAATAAGTATAATTTCATAGTTGTATAATCATATTCTCCATCTGGTCTTATATAGTCCCACCCTAGGGCAAATCTATCATGCGGCCAATGGAATGCTATTTCTAGTGCCCAATCTCCCATTATATTTTACTTTTGGTTTTATTACATAGTCCTTGACGGCAGTGTCCTAAACAAACCTTACCTCTTGAAACCCACTGAATTAATAAACAAACTTGTCTCATCTTCCTTGTCCGTTGTATTTTTTTTTATAGTTCTTGCTTGTTTTTAAACTAGAACTTTTACTTTTTGCATGAACCCCCGGCCTCTTAGTCGTTGAGGGTTTTTCATATACAGCTGATTTTAGTCGTGACATTACTTTGCTTTTTTAATTACTCTTTCTCTTGTCTTACCTGCAACAGCTTTTGGTACATGACCCAACTGGTTACCTACCTCTTTTATTGCTTTACCTACATCAGCTAATTCATCTGCTGTGAGTTTATAGCGTTTTACAATTTCTACTAACGTAGATTTTGCTTTTTCATCTATTGTTGTTCTTGACCATATAGCTCTCCAATAATCTTGTAGACTATAAGTCCAAACAACGTGTATAATTTTCTTAAACATATCTATGCTTTTTAAAGTACTATATTAATAATATACAAATTTTGTCAGACTTAAACAAAAAGTTTTGACATATAAATATTATCTTCGCATTGCTTACTGATATATAAATAATAAACATTGGTTCTCTTTTGTATCTCAGTTGTATTTAGTAAATTGAATATATCTAGTGGCTTCATTTTCTCCTGTAGGAAATGAGGCTTTTTAATCCTTAACAATTAACCTTATGAACAAAAACATCTTTAAACCTAGAGTAAATATATTACCGTATGAGTACCCACAACTATTAGCATATAAAGATGCCATAAGACATTCTTACTGGATTGATACAGAATTCAACTTTACAGAAGACATTCAAGATTTTAAAGTTACAATTACACCTGCTGAACAAGATGTTATCAAAAAAACTATGCTTGCAATTGCGCAGATAGAGGTTAATGTAAAAACATTTTGGGGTGACCTATATAAAAGAATGCCCATTACTGAAGTTGGTGATGTAGGATTTACATTTGCTGAATCAGAAGTAAGACATAAAGATGCTTATGCTAGGTTGCTAAGAATTCTTGGATTAGAAAAAGAATTTCAAAATGTAGTTGAGGTGCCTGCAATAAAAGGTAGGCTTAAGTACTTAAAAAAGTACCTGGATGGTACACGTTCCAAAGATGATAAAATGTATACTAAGTCTGTATTACTATTTTCATTATTTATAGAACACGTAAGTTTATTCAGTCAGTTCTTAATCATGATGAGCTTTAATAAAGAAAAGAATGTCTTTAAAGGTATATCTAATGTTGTTGAGGCAACATCAAAAGAAGAAGATATCCATGGTAACTTTGGAGCTGAACTTATTAATATTATTAAAAAAGAGAACCCTGAGTGGTTTGATGTAGAGTTTGAAGAGTTAATTTATTCTGCATGTAGAAAAGCTTATAGAGCTGAATGTGGTATACTAGACTGGATCTTTGAAAAAGGTGAGCTTAGCTTTTTACCACAAAACACAATACAACATTTTATCAAGAACAGATTCAACAACTCACTAGAAAAGATAGGTATGAAACCAATCTTTGAAGTTGACTCAGAACTATTGAGCTCTACTGAATGGTTTGATATAGAAATACTTGGAACCAAAGAAGGAGACTTCTTTTACAAGAAGAGTGTTGATTATAATAAAAAAAGCAAGTCTATTACAGAAGATGATCTTTTTTAAACCTTTAACACCAAATGAAATGAGAACTCCGCCCGCTTATAGCGCATTAGGTTTCAGCAAGCGGCAAGCTACCGCCCTGATTAACGGAGTCTTTTTTCATATCCACTAAATCAGTTACAACCTTACAATAACCCTATGAAATGAAAACACCAACGCAAGAATTACTAAAACTTGAATCAGACCTAACACATATGTTTGATTCAGACCAAAGAGTTGCAATGGCTTTACTTGAGCATATTCGTAATAATAAGAAAGAAATGCTTGAGAAAGAGAAAGAGCAGATTATAGATGCCTATGAGGTGAGTCACATATCAATGATGACCGCAGAGCAATACTACAACGAAACCTTTAACACCGGAGAGAAATGAAAGCTATCTTAGAGTTTAACCTACCCGAAGACCAACCTGAATTCAACAATGCTATTAAAGGTGGTGATTGGAAACACGTTTGTTGGCAGATGGACCAATACCTTCGTAAGGAAATCAAATACAATAATTCCCTCTCAGTAGAACAACTTAGAGTATATGAAGGTGTAAGAGATGAGCTCTATGGTTTTATGAGTGAGAATAACGTAGACTTATATGAAGTAGAATGATGATGAAGTTTATAAAATTTTTTCTTATATGGTATAGTCAGCAAATGGCTATACCTTTTTGGATAATTGGTCATGTGCATTTACACTTTGCTACTTGGCACAACTTTTATGAATACGCACTGTCTATTTTTTTACACTTAATGGTGGCTATAGGCTTTTGGATAGATTGGAAACAAAACGGAAATAAAAATCAAAATAATGGAATATAATAATTACTACTGGCTAAATGCAGACAGCCGCACATTTTTATCAAGAGGGTACATTACAGAAACCCCTGAACAAAGAATCAAAGACATTGCTATTAAAGCAGAAAAGTATTTGAATATAAAAGGATTTGCAGAAAAGTTTGAACACTACATGGCTAAAGGGTATTACTCTTTGTCAACTCCAGTGTGGATTAACTTTGGTAAAGCAAAAGGATTACCTATCAGTTGTTACGGATCTAACGTAGATGACAACTTGGACAGTATATTAAATGCTGGCCGTGAAATTGGAATGATGTCTAAGTATGGAGGTGGAACTTCAGCTTACTTAGGAAACATTAGAGAAAGAGGTGCTCCTATTTCTACTGGAGGATTTGCAGATGGACCAATTCATTATGCTAAGATATATGATACTGTGGTAGATGTATGTAAACAATCTGAAGCAAGACGTGGAGCATGTGCAGTGTACTTACCTGTAGAGCATGCGGATATCTTAGAGTTTTTAGATATTGGGACAGATGGTAATCCTATTCAAAACCTTCAATATGGTGTCACAGTTGGTGATGCCTGGATGGAAGAGATGAAAGCAGGGGACAAAAGCAAACGTAAAGTTTGGGCCAAGATTATTCAAAACAGAAGTGAGATTGGTTTTCCATACATAATGTTTAAAGATAACTCTAATAACAATTCTCCTTATAAAGAATTAGGTCTTGAGATCACTGCATCAAATTTATGCTCTGAGATACAATTACCTACAGATAGTTATAACTCCTTTGTGTGTTGCTTAGGATCCATTAACCTGTTGCACTGGGATGAGATTAAAGAAACAGATGCTGTAGAAACATATGTGTATTTTCTTAATGCAGTAATGGATGAGTTTATTATTAAGGCAGAAACAATGCCTGGTATGAAGAGAGCTTATAATTTTGCAAAAAATCACAGAGCTGTTGGTCTAGGTGTTATGGGTTACCATTCATTATTTCAATCAAAGCTTATTGAGTTTGACTCACTACAAGCTAAAGGTTTAAACAGTGAAATATTTAGAACACTTAAAGATAGGAGTGAGATAGCATCAAGAAAGTTACATACAGAGCATGGATACAATTCTATTAGGGATGGTTATGCTAATACTACTCTTATGGCCATTGCTCCTACTAAATCTAGTTCGTTCATTCATGGAGCGGTGAGCATGGGTATTGAGCCTATTAAGTCTAACTACTTTATTAAAGATCTTGCTAAATCTAAAACAGTATATAAGAATCCTTTCTTAGAAGCTCAATTGGAAAAGCATGGTTTAAATAATCCTAAGACTTGGCAATCTATACTTAAGAAAGATGGAAGTGTACAACATTTAGACTTTCCTAATAAAGAAGTGTTTAAGTCTTTTGTTGAGATATCTCCTAAAGAGATTGTATTACAAGCGGCTCAAAGACAAAAGTATATTGACCAGTCACAGTCATTAAACTTAATGATAGATCCATCTGTCTCAGCTAAAGATATAAATAAACTGTATATGTATGCCTGGGAAGAAGGTGTTAAAACTTTATACTATCAATTTAGTAAGAGTAGTGCTCAGGATTTTGCACGTAACATATTAGAATGTTCAAGTTGTGAAGGTTAAAGAAAAAATACTCAAATTGTTAGCTTATAATAATAAGCTTACACCGTATCAGAAGGTTGCATCCCGTATAGGTTATATGGGTGCAGGCTTTTTGATAGCAGCTCAGTGGACATTGCATCCGGGATTATTTATACTAGGTTTTATATGTGTAATTGTACAGACTTCATCACGTAAGCAATGGAATCTTGTTCTTGTTGATGTAAATGGATTAATTGCTTGGACAGCACACTTCCTTAAATGCTTTTTGGCATAAACTAATAGTTTATTTTCTTAATCCTTTATGATTATCAATCCTATCTAGAATTTTGTTAAGCTCATCTGTTTTTATCAAACCTGCCATTGACGCATTCTTTAAGGCACTTATAATTTGAAGTACCATAAAGGGAACTACAATTACTTCTGATAGCCAGCCTGTTCCATCAAAACCTTTTTCTATCATAAGTATGACTGTTAGAATTGCCAGCCATGTAAAGGTGTTCTTGGTTATTCTTAAGGCTTTATATGTTTTAAAGCCCTCTCTTTTACAGCCTGCCCACACTCCAAAAATGCCATCTAACCATAATACTGAACAAACCGCCAGGTACTGTTCCATGTTTTCCATTGATAAATCAAAAAAGTACGTACATAAGTACGTGCAAAATGCTGTTATGCTCACTAAGAAGAGTTTAGTTGTCATTGTTAATTTTATTTTTTTTTGATATTCCAACTGGAGTAGCAATTCTGATAGGTTTATTTTTCATAGTTATTCTCAGATGTCTTTGTATCCTATATAATAATATACACTTTTTTTGTGTATATATCATACAAATTCCTTGATTTAACAAGAGAAACCCAATATTTTATTTAATATAGAAATCAGAATTGTTAAGATAAGAATCCCATTTTTGAATAGAATATACTATTGGAAACACATCTTTAAAGTTTTTATATAATTTTAATTCTCCTTTTCTATCACCTCTTTGATATACATAATTTGAATTAGCATAAAAAGCTTCTTCATTTCCAGTTACTTTGGCCATTGAATGTTTGAAACCTCCAATAAACAACATCTCAAAAAACTCAGACATTTCACTAACTGATCTTGATGCAGCAATTGGAGAGTTAAACATTTGTTCAACTTGCTCAAATCCTGCAAAAGACGGCATGAATAATACAAGCTCTTTATAAATTCTATCTGCTTGATACCTTGTTAAATTCTTAAATCTCTTTTCAGTATCACTGTCATCATCATCTCCGGATAGTATATCATCAAATAGTAAAGAAATAAACATGACACTAAACATAATACCTAAATCACCCATACTTCTATAGAAGCCAAACAACCTATTCTTAGCCCTTTGATCTATATTACCACCTTGACCATAGTCTCTAGCACCTTGCTCACCAAACTTAGCGGTTGTGTATTCTTGAACTTGTTGATCAAGATATGCTTTACCCATTGTTCTAAAGTTCATATTACCTTGGGCTAATTCTTTTCTTGCAAAATTTAAGAATGATAAAGCAGATCTATATCTACCTTCCATCCATCCTAAATTTTGATCAAAGTACTCTCTCTGGTATCTTGCTCTAATTGCTGGAGCTAACCACTTTTTAAATTGAATAGCTAAAGCGCCTAATGTATGAGATTGCAATACAATTCTATCTTCCTTAGCGTAGTTACCATGAATTTGTTTATTGACTTCTCTTATCTCATTTCTGATTTCATATCTAACCTCATCAGTATAAGTTGATTCTTGACCATTCCTTCTAATTACTGTATCAAAACCTTCTTTAATTTTATTACCATGTGTTGTTGCATCATATTCAAATGCATCATAAAATGATAATTGTTCTCCTGTTTTGCTATTCTTAAGCATAGTATCCATAAGTATGGCCATACCCACTTTAGTTTGTGAATTATATTCCGCAGCATCTTGCATTATATAACCCCATTCAGTTGCTCTATCAAACCAACTCTTACCATCATCAGTAGCTCTACTTTGTTCACGTATGTCAGACATATTATCCATCATTCTAAACATGTCAACAAATCCCTCATACTTACTATTAGGCATTTTTTTATTATAGTCTGCTTTAGCTAAACCTGGTATAATCCCTAATGTTACTACGTCAAGTAAATCTTCTGCACCACCATGTGCCGTTCTTTGAACTAATCCTGGGATAGCTCTTTTATTAAATTCCCAAGTTGCTCTTTTAAATGATTTTTGGCTGTAAAATCTTCCACCAATGGACTCAATATTATTATTTATTCTACCAATTAAGTAGTTATTAAAGTTACCAAATGGATTAAATGCTACATATGATAAAGATGATAGTTGAATAAGACCATCTGCAATTTTATCTACAGTACCCTTTGTAATGTTTTCATTATCATAATGAATCATAGACATAAACTTCTTAGCTCTACGTACTACATTTTTTTCTTGTGTACTTGTATTTGCTTTAGTCCCTAGATTTTCAACAACCTTATCTTTTATTTTTGCTGTTAAATTTAATCTCATGCCTGGAGCTGGAGTATACGTTCTTTGCTCTATAACTTTTACAAAAGCCTTTAACGTGTCATCTACAGCACCCATTGTTTCATAGTTTTGGGCCATAGCACTAAACTTAAGTAAACTAGATGCCATATCTGTACTAACTTGACCTCTACTTGGTGTAGCTCTTAACCTTACCATTTTACCATTTAATACAGCTATTTCCTTCTTGTATCTCTGATCTTGGATTTCATTCTTTTTATACTTTGATTGCAAGAGATCAATCTCTTTTTGCAAATCAGCCATATCAGAATCAAGCTTAGGTCTACCTGTATAGTAGATAGGCATCTGATCAATGATATAACCTTCATTATCTAGTATAACATTTTTTTGAGTAGAAGTTTGTTGAAACATATTCCATGCTCTACTCTCTGACATACTAGCGTACAACTTAGTATACAATGTTCCATTGTCTTTTACTTCAGACATTAATTTATTCTGTACTAATGGCACTCTACCAAGCATGTTTGATGCTTGACCAATTGGAATTTTCTTTAATAAGTCTTTCTCATACATATCTACGTATAAGTTATAGAACTCTCTTTGAGCAACAGACTTGGCATCAGTACCAGACATTATAGCATCATACTTTGGATTTGCCATATTACGTCCGTCAAGTGTAGTAAGAAGTATTTCTCTAAACTCTACTTTTGGAACCATCATATCTTGACGGTCTTCTATAATCTGTCCTGTTGCTACACCTTTTACTCTTACTGCTCTAGTATATTCTATTGGCTCATAGTATCTTGCAACATAAGCAGCATACTCTCCATCTGAAACATTCTTTTTCTTTTCCCAGCTTCCTCTAGTATTACTTTCAGCACCTGGTCTCCATACTTCATATTGGTTTCTTATATCTATAAACTTTTGTGTATATTTATGATATTGCCCTGAAGGACGCAGTGATCCATCATCTCTTTTTTCCTCAGCCATATAGAAGTCTCCATATGCTTTTTTCTTGGCAGCTAAATCTTTATTATATTCTATATCCTCTGCACTTGCTTTTTCTAAATCATATACAGGTCTATACTGATAAGGTGTACCTTCATTGTCATATAATACACTCCTAAGAGAGTTTTGTATAGCCCAGTATTGCTCACCTACTTTTGTTACATATCTACCGTTAAATGTACCGTCTGCATCAAACTCCAACATGAAATCATAAAGCTTATCAAGTTTTAGTTCAGGTGATAGTTTAGCAAGCTTTTGACCTGCCGCTCTAATAACTGTTTCCCTTTGAGCAACCAAATCAAGTAATTTTTGATTTTGTGCTTTTCTTATCTTATCCATTGTTGCCAACAAGATGTCAGGAGAAGTAGCCATATCCTTCGTTTGATATTCTGTATCACTTATATCTGCAGCTTTTTCCATTAAAAGCTCTAGATCTTTTTCAGTAAACAAACTGTTCTTCCCTCCAAAATCATTACTTGATTTTAACCTAACCATTTCTTTTACATAGTCTTTTAATGCAGTACCTACTATTCCTCCTGTGTCAGTACCAGCACCACTAAGTAAATTAAATTGTTGTTGTAATGATAGGATTAGATTCTTTTGAGATTTGTTTAATCCTTTCAAATCATTAAGTATAAACAAACCTTCAAATGTCTTCATGTACTTATCAAAGTTCAATACATAAGAAACATACTCTGGGGAGTTTATATTTTTAGGATCATCAATGTAATTTCTAAAATCTTTTACTTGTGATAATGCATCTAATAGTACTTCAGATAAAGCTGTGGATTGACCTTTCACACCTCCAGCCATAGCTAAATTTATATATGCTATTGTTTTAGATATTTGATCAATCTCATTCTCTTTTGTTGATTCCATATATATATTGGACTTCAACATAGGAATCATATCTCTTTTTTCAATAAGAGCTTTTTGATATGTATCTAATAAACCTGCGGCTGCATTATATTCATCATAATTTTCTGCTGCCTTTTTATCTGCTTCAGTAGTTTCATCTACTTGATCTTTACCATTCCATATTTTATTATATGATCCTTCCTGTTCTTGTTCTAACTTACTTTTTTGATAGGAAGTTATTGCTGCTGGTACAAGTGCATCAACTAAATTAAGGTTCTGGCTTATTGGATGAGGAACCCATCTATCAAAGTTTATTGAACCATCAAATACTTGATCAACTCCCGTGCCTTCTATACCTACTTTAAAATGTATTGTAGATGTTGCCCATTCATCATAAGATACTTCGTACCCCATGTTTTCTGCCATTCTTCTATAAACATTTACCTGTAAATTATGCTGTTGTTCTGTAGAAAGTTCAGTAGATAACCCTTGCTGTTTTAAAACACTATCATTTTCTAAAGCATAGAATCTCTCTTTATACTGATTTCCTAAACGTTTTCCTTTTTTATCATTAAGTGGAACCTCTTTGCTTAGTTCATTCTTTGTAGTCTTAAGATCCATGATATTAACTCTACCATGTTGATCTATAATAAATACATCTGCTGTACCTGCCATCTTAGATGCTTCATCAAACAAAACAACTTGAGATAAAACAATTGCTCCTTTCATTTTTAGACTATCCATAATACTACCTAAAGTATCATATGTGTCTTTGGCTGCCTCTTTAGATATATTATTTGTTTCTAATGCAGCATATGAATCTTCAAAAGAAAGATTTGCAATAACACCATCTAACAATGTATCTACTTCATTACCAATGTCTAAATTTATTTGATGGGCAATTTGTTTATCCTTTGAAAGCTTTCCTTTTATTGCTGTAGTTACTGATGTATATACTTTTTCAGAATCATTAGAGTTTATATATGTATGATTTTCTTTATTAAGTGTGACAATAGAATCTCCTTCAGCTGCATCCTTTACTGATGCTGAGAGAGAGTCAACCATACCTGAGTTCTCAGCCAGTGCTACATTAAACAGCTGCATTATAATAGGCTTCTGTGTATCATTAGCTCTTTCTAATGCATCTTTAACTTGTATTAATTTAGCTGGAGATAAACTATATCTAAGTTTACCATCCACTCTTTTTTCTAATTTAAACTGTATGCCTTCTGTATTAAGTAATTTAGCTACATCACTAAGTGTTGTACCTGGCTTAATAGCTGATACCGGAAGTTCTCTTCCAGTAATGTATTTGTTTAAGTTTTCTATTACACCTTTAAACCATTCAATAACCTCTTTAACTTTTGCTAAGAAGTTTTTTGTTGGTGTAGTTTCATATTCTTTTTTGAAGTGTCTTGATAATGCCTGCGTTACAATTTCAAGATCTCTTTCAGTATCACTGAAATTTCTTGTACTGCTGTTGTAAGCATCTTCAATTTGTGCGGTTAACTCAGGAAAATTCTTAACTGCTTCATCAAGTAGTGAATTAAACAGTTCTTCATTATCCATCTTTATTGCATCTATAAAAGGATGCAACATTTCTTCAATAGCTATTTCATCTGTAACTCTACCTTTTATTAGATAAGCTACACCATCCATATAAAAAGAATTTACTTCATTGAAAGCAACATTGTTGGTTTTAGTTTTTGGTAATGATTCATACATTACTTTAGCTTGAGCAACAGACAACATTTTAACTTGTACCTGCGGAAACATTCTCTTAAGATGCATGACTACAGCTCTGGATCTGTTAGTATCCCAAGACCTTGATTTTTCTAGTATATCTCTGGCTGAAAATATATCATTATTAGCTTCTATTCTATAACTCTTTGGTGTTCTAGTTACAGAGAAAGATTCTCTTGGTATATTATTAATGTCTAAATACCTGTAAAATCTTTTTAGATTACTTTCTAAAAAGGCTTCATCATATGATTGAGTATTAGGATTAGAATTATTAATTAAAAACTGACCAGCTAAATTACTTCCTATTCTTTCTCTTCTTAAATTGTCAAGAACACTTTCACCAAAAGCTTGAGTCTTTAGTGAAAATGCAATGTTTTGATCCTTAACCATTGTCTGAGCTTGGACAACACTAGGAAACACATCAGAATCATTAACACGTTGCCAGTCATTAATAACTTTAGACGTTTTGATATCAGAACCATATTCATCCTTTAATGCTTGGTATCCCGGATCATTTCTATTATAACATTTAGCCATTTGATTATTCTTTAATTATATAAGACATTTAAGTCTTTCAATTATATCTTGTTCTCCTTGTTCTGTTTGTGAAAATAACTCACCATATAAAGCTATTGCATCGTCAAGTGTTTTTATATTTTCTCCAGAAAGCTTTTCTAAAGCAACACTATTACCTTCTACATTTGCATCCCACCATTCTACTAAACTTGAAGCTTCTGAAATTTCTTCTGAAGCAAAAAGGTCAAGTTCTAGTTTCTCTTGCTCTTGTTGTTGTACCTCTGTTGCTTCTGGTATGCTCATATCTGTATCTTCTATGATAGCATTACCCGTTTCATCAAAGATAAGACTATCTGAGTTCTTAGACAACTCAGCCATTATTTGTGCCATGTCAGCTATATTTGTTTCTGCTGCATCTACATCCGCTTTAACTGTTACAGAGTCTGTAGTTTGATTTACTATTGCTGACTCAGAGTTCAGTACTTCATTAACGTCTTGTATAGCACCTTGATTAGTGTCAACTGGATACTCAACAAGTGGAGCAAATTCATCTGGTGAAAGTTCAGTATCTAAAATTGGATCTGCTGCTCTTTCTTCAGGTAAACTATTTTGTGTAGTCCCTTTTCCAACTTTTCTTGCTTGCTCATAAGTTAATCTTGGTCCTCCTACAAAACCACCACCAAACTGCTGGTTAGATCCCATTGATGAAACCTGAGAGTATTCAGTAACTTTAGCGCTAGGGTCATCTTTTGCAAGCAGTCTAAACAATTTATAAGTATCTATACCATTTATTTCTGTTTTGACTCTTACAAATTCTTTTGCATTCACATGATCAAAACTTTCAGTTGTAATAGTAAGTGTATTAGGTGTAGAAATAGGATCAAATTTAACACCATCATCTAAATTACTAGCTTCATACGTGAGGAGCAATGGACCAACAATATTAGATTGTAAGTATCCATATTTAAATTCTTTCATTACATCTT